GCAACCGTTGAGCCTAATTGCGCAAGCGTTAGCAAGCGCTGTCTGCGCCGCTCTTCCTCATCCATCGGCATGGCGGGCAAGCCAGGGTACTGTTGCAAGCGATCAAGTCCAGCGCCAAAGCGATCAAGCAAACTAGGGTTATACCCTTGATTTGAAGATTCTGGCGAATCAGGGATTTGCTGGCCGCCAAAATTACCGCCGGTTAAAAAGTCTAAAAGCGCCATAATTATCCCCTTGTGCGCCGATCAAGTTCCTTGACCGCCTCAACTAGTAAACCTGTGACTTTCGGGTAATTTACGGCCATCATGCCGTCATCTCGCATAGACACAGCATCAGGCATAACACGTCGAACATCTTGCGCCATTACACCGCCAGTTCGTTGATCATCGCCCTTGTAGTTGTAGTCATAACCGGCAAGTTTCCCAATTTGGGAGAGTGGCGAATCCATGCGATCAACGTTTTCTTTCATGCGTTTATCGGACATAAGATAAGCCAGTGACGCCAAGGTACTAACGCCTTGCCCTATTTGCTGCCCAGTTGACATGCGCTGTGTTGATACTTGCTGGTTTTCTGCCGGGAACATCCCAAGACCTTGTGAGCGAATAGCAAGTTGTTGTAACGGAAAGTTTTGTTGGCGTAAAAAATCTTGGTAAGCAAGATCAAGTTGCTGTTGCTGTTGAGTTTGCTCGGCAGCGCCAACGCCAAGTAATTGTTGCGCCTGCTGTTGGCGGATAGCTTGTTGCTGTGCACCTAAACCTGCCAGTTGCGCAGCCTGCGCTTGGCGAGCCGCAACATCCTGACTAGCAAGTTGCGCCGCTTGACCAAACCCTTGGTAAGCCAAATTGCCAGCCGTTTGACCGGCGGCCATTAAAGCTGCCTGGTTTGTCATGCCCTCAACGATTCCTTGCCGCGAACCGCCAAAGGCTTTGGCGCGAGTGGCCGCAGCAGCATTTTGCTGCTGTTGAGATAATCGTTGATTTTCAATGTTTTGCAACGCGGTTCCAATAACTTGCTCTTGAAACGGGTTGGTGTATTGCTCAATATTCGCAGCAATGCTTGTTGGTTGTGACGCAAGCGTTGTCGCATAATCAACGGTTTGCGTTCCTGGCCCGAATTCGCCAGCTTCGGCTAGTCGAGTTAGTCCTAATTGCGTCGCGGCTGTTGGCGCAGCAAGTCTTTGGCCGCCATAAACCTGGTAAGGCTGATTGGACACCTCTCTTGCGAATTGATAATTCTCTAGCGCAGCCTGTCGATAAGCCGGGTCAAGTTCAATCCTTGTTGATGCGCCGCCACCGCTCTTGCTCATGATTTCAACTCCTTGGACATAACAGTCCATTTCTCTTCATAACCTTCGTCCGCCAAAAACGTACGCAGCCAACCACGTCTTCCGGCAAGTGTCACACGATTGCATCCAATTGATTGCGCCCACCTTTCAAGGATTGGACGCATACGCGAGAGTTCTTCTAAGTCCCCGCCAGCAAGAAAATAGTGCATCCCTTTGGCTTGTGGGTAACTCTGAATCTCAGTGATGACAGCGGATTGTTGACCAGGCCAAAACTGCATTTCATTGGCGTCAACCGCTCGCTTAATGTCCTCAATGGTATGTGTTCCGCCAGTGAAAGACAATGCCGCTTCAATGTATGGTCTACATCGGTCCCAATGGCTCAAGTCAAACGCATTCATTTAGGCGATTGTCCAACGTTGTAACCGTTTGCCAACATCCAGTTAATAGTATCTTGAGGGACCCCAAAGTTTGAAAGCGTTTGAGGTGTTACTTGATTGGCGTTAAACCAATTAATCTTTGCCTCTGGTGTAAACGTACTCCAGTTCGATGGAAAGTTTTGGTACAAAGGATTAAGCACGTTTTCACCGGCAACATTGGGCAAATTGCCAGAAAGCATGGCGTTTTTGTATGGCGTTGCAGCACCTTGGTTTACCAATGAAAGAATTTGTCCTGTAATCTGAGGCGACAAACCGACGTCATATCCTCGCTGGCGAAGATCATTGATTGATGCCGATCCGGCATTGATAGCCTCTTGAGACTGACGCAATAATTCGTTCATGCCTGGATAATTCTCTGGCACTGCGTAAAAGTCATTGCGTCTTGGCGCACTAGGCTGCCGAGATTCAGAAAGCCTTTCTGCTAATAATCCATAGGTTGGAGCATTTGATAGCGAAGATTGATAAAAGGATGCTTGCGCAGCTCTTATTTGCTCTGGAGATGGTCCTTCTACTCCACTAAGCAATCCTTGCTCTGGTCCGTATCCGTATTGCAATACATCTATTGGTTGGACAGCTCTTCCGACTTGCATAGGCCTGCCTGCGGCAACTCTTGCCGCTTCCATCTCTGCGGCAATATTTCTTTCTGCGGCAACCATTGCCGGTGGTAGTACGGCGTTTGCAGCGCGAGGAATATTGCTTGTTGGTGTTGATACAGGAATGTTTTGAGCGGCAGCAAATTGGCCTGCCGCTTGATTGCCAACGCCATCACGCAGCAACCCCTGCTGACCTAAATCGGTTCCTGCAATAGCAATTTCACGAAGTACGGCGTTATTTATTGCGCTTTGCGTAGCGGTATCTGGAAGTTGATTGGAAATGCCAAGCGCATAATTTACAGTCTGATCATCAAGACCAAGCAAGCCACCATAAACTGCCAAATCGCTTACCGACAAATCGTTTAGCAATCCTTGATTAATTTGATCGACACGCTCTTGCGCCTGGGCAACAAGATTGGTGACTTGTGGATTTGTGGCGGCTCTATACATCTCTCGCGCAGTGATCTCAGGATCAACGCGAGATAAGACAGCGGTAATGTCAGCCTCTTTTTTAGCGGCATCAAGCACGCCACTTGATGAGGGTGCTTTTGCCGTATTGCCTAACGCGTATTCAATTTGCTCTGACGTTAAACCAATGCTTCTTCCATATTGGCGCAACTCTTCTTTGGTAACCGTTCCGGCAGCAATCTGTGCCTGGGCGTTTTCTCTAAGTTGCTCAATAGGGTCCATAATTTTTCCTTACATCGTTGTGGCGCTTAACGCGCCAACATCAGAAACAGTTAAGTAGTAACGCGTTCCGTTTGGCGAGCGAATCACAAGTTTTTCGTTTTGCCCAAGTTCAATGTCAGCATTTTTTTTGCGGTTCAATGCGTCCGCCAATTCAAGGGCGCGTCGCAATGATTGTTGATCAATAAAATCATAGTTAGCTGACGGTCGTTGTAGCTTCATCGTTTGCCACCCGCTTGCGCATCAAATCGAAACACGCCAACGCGCCAATCCGTGTTGTTGTTACTTGTCACACGAACTTTTACCTGGCGGCCTGTCAAACGAATAGGCGTTGGGTTGCTTAACGAATAAGGGCCATGTGTCGTTTCAGTGCCGTTTGGGTATAAACGTGTTTTAAAAGTGGCTGTCACATCTCCAAGCGTTGTTTCGTCTGGAATTAGTTGTTTTGCAACCAGCAGATTGTCGCCAACGCCGATCTGATAAGGGCCGGATTCCGCATAAGGCGTTAAACCGCCGTAATCCCATCCAGCTTCATGTTCATAAACATACCCATCTGCCCCGCAAATAAATGGCGAAATAAAAACACCCTGCCCTGTTCCGCTAGTCCTAATCAGCGAACCAATCGTCCAATGGTTTTCTCTATAGTTCCAAATGACGTAACTGTCATTCTCGTTGCTTTCGGATGACGGGTAAAACCAAATGACTTCAGAAAATCGAGAGTTATGCACAGCACATACTTTTGATGCTTGCGTGCGATTGATGTTGTTAAACACATAGTCTGATACGTCGCTTGATAATGGTTTTGTGTAACCATCAAAAATCCAAAAACCAGAAATACCCATCCATGCCGCAAATGTATCGGCAGCGGCAATCGAAAGTGTTCCTAAAGCGCCGCAACCCGTACCAACGCGTTCAAAACCATACACAAATGGCGGCCCTTGATATTGCGCAAAGTGCGCATCAACATCCGTAATAATCAACACGCCGCCACGAACGCGCCTTGCGCAAACAATAGATCCAGGCGATGAAAGAATAAAATCGCCTGCCTGATTGGTTGCTGCTGGCGTCCATACTGTGTTGTCTTCTTGATCTGACCATGCAATTTTTCTAGGGTCACCATCAGCGCCCAATGCGAAAAGAAAACGCTCTTCAGAGACAATCAGACCTTTGCAATTTGTTGGCGCATTAGTAATAATTGCCGCTTTT